CACCGCACCATTTCCATCGGTGGGTTGACGCATTGCAACATTTTGAATTTTCATCGCAAAATTCTTCAAAATTTCTTTACGGATCAAAAATGCTTTTTTTGGTTTTGTATCGCCATCACCAATAAATTCTTTCCACCGCAATTGATTCAAAAAAATACAACGAATTATTTCCATCGGCTTTATCCATATCCATTGAGCATCGTCAAAGAATAGCCAATAGGTAGCGGTACTTGTTATCAATGCTGAAGGCTTGCCGTTAAATTCAATCTCCACCAAAAAGTTTCCCGTATCGTTGCTTATTGGATCATATTTAACCTCTACCGATGAATGGGTTTCAGGAATCCAAATATCGTAACCTTTAAAAGAATTTATTAAACTTGCCGAAGGATATTTAGGTTTAATCAATAACAATGCTTTTTCTTCTACCGCTATACCTCTTTTTAAATCCTCTTGAAATGTATTAGTCATTTATTACAATTCCTTGATCTACCGCCCAAGATTGAACATATTCAATAAACTCTGACATTTCTTCAACTGTTAATTTTGATGTCGGTCTAAATACAATATCAACCCCATGCCCGTCAATCGAAGGCAACATTTCAATTGGCTCGCCTCTTGCTCGTAACCAAGCCGCAGTTAAAAGTCTTTTCCAAGTTTCTACGGACTGTAATTTATTTGCCCATACAACCTTATCAGCAATATCACCGATTAAAGCGTGTAGCTTAGAGTTTTGCTCTAGGCTTCTATTGGGGGGCTTGATCTCCACTACATAGCCTGTAGGAGCTTCTAACACCGCTTGCTGGGCATTTCTTCTTGCTAACTCATGAGCAAGAACAAAAAATCTTTTCATCGCCAATCTCCATGATTACCCCGATTACCTTTGTGCCATTGGTCTACAAAGTCATCGGCTAATTTATTCCAAATTTTCTGCGTTTTGCTATCGGTGATATATTTTCTAAATTTATCCAAACCCAAGTCAGCCCTTAACTTACATAAGTAACGGACTGAGCATTGGTGCTTGGACAATTCAGATTGATTCAATTAAACACCGCAACCGCACATCATTTTTCCGTTATAACCTGATACGCAACGATAGGGCGCATAAGCTGGACAAGATGCCGAAACCGCAAATGAAACTGTTAATAATAAAATTGCAATCGCTTTTTTCATGTTTAATACTCCTTAAAATGGAATTTCATCATCAGTAAAACCGCCAGCACCAGCACCAGCATTTTTGGGACTACCACCAGCACCATCAGCACTAGCTTTACCGCCTAATAATTGCATATTGCTTGCAATTACTTTAGTTGAATACTTCTCAACCCCCGTAGTTTTGTCTGTGTATTTATCAGTCTTTAATTTACCTTCGACATAAACTTGTGAGCCTTTGTTTATATACTTTCCAGCAATTTCCGCAAGCTTGCCAAAAAACACAACATTGATCCACTCGGTAATTTCTTTTTGTTCACCTTGCTTATCTTTGTATTTTTCAGTACACGCAACAGAAATGTTAGTAACGCTACCGCCATCTTGTGTAACTCTTACTTCAGGGTCACGCCCTACATTGCCTAAAATGATTACTTTGTTTACGCCACTCATGATTTATTTCCTTGTAAATGTTTACGACCTGAACCTTTTTTGGTATAGCTACCATTTTTGGTTTGATGAACTTTTTCGCCTTTAGAAACTAAAGCGGGAAAGATGTTTTTAATATTTACATGAGCCGCTTTTACAAGAGCCATTTTTACCAATGCAATATTTTTTCTATCTTCGATTGAGTATTGTTTTTTCATTGCCGACCTTTCATGAGTTCTACTTCTTTTTCAACTTCTTCTAAAAACTGTTTGACCACAACCTCAATATCGGAAATAGTGTCATTGCTTCTGTGCAACCGCTTTACAAACAGTTTGCTTCTTTCGGGCATACGAGGATCAAAGCTTATGAAGTCGCACCACTCACGCTGGGCGCAAGCCATTTGAGTTTGCATTTGATACATATACTTCAAAGGAATTTCTTGCGACTTTATCGTAGCCCAATGGGTAGCAGAATTTGGACATTTGATCTCACAAAGACCATCAGTAGAAACCAAGCCATCGGGACTAGCCCCAAACCAAGCAATAGAAGGATGATCCACGAATGGCACTTGCTCCACAAAAATATCTTGCGTAGTTTCGTAAGCCATTCTTGCGTATGGTTCATTGTCAGTACCCCATTGCATTGCCGAGTTAGTAAATGATTCCTCGACTGTACCTGTAACCCGTTGCAATGCCAACTCAATTAAATAATTTCCTCGGCTGGCGGATACTCCAGTTTTAGTTTTAGCCATGATGTCGGCAACTCTTGAAGCTGTTACTTTGCCCCGTCTAAGTTCAAACCATTCGGGTGTGCCTTGAATAATATCGCTCATGATGTTTGTTCCAATTCTGCTTTGCGATTATCTTTGGCTTTTAAAATAACATTAAGAGCTTTTTTATCTTTGCTCAAATGTTTGTACGCATAGGAATACTGCGTTTTTAATTCATCCATTGTTTCGCACTCTTTAATGGATTGCGCCCATTCTAAGGATTCATCCATAAGATTTGGAGTATCTTCTTCGGGAAGATCAGAGCCAGCATAAATGTATAACCCGATACCAAAGCAAGCAATATTTTTTGCCAAGCATCGCATTTGTGCATCAGAAATTTTTCTTGCATCAGGGTTAGTAATGGCATTGTTTCGGTTATCCATTACGGGCAATTGCATACCCAATGTTTTACCAAATGCCGTAACCTGAGTTCGTACCATCATGGTTTCGTTGTATTCAATTGGTGGTAAAAATTCCCAAATAGCCGTATTGTCATTTTGCAGTAATTGATCTACCGCCCAAGTCCAAGAAAGATAAGTAAGATTTCCTTTCTTTTCGGTGTGTTCGTTGACATTGATTTTTCTTAATTCGTTATAAGTTTCCATGATTACTCTCCGTTGCGTGATTTATTAAAAAAATGTACTGCGGTTTCTTCTGCCATGTACTCTTGATGATCTATGCTCATGGCATAAGCTTTTAAACCAAATAATTTAAATTCTCGTTGATCTAAATAATCTTGAAGGGTGTCTAAATCTTCGGGGTCTGCAATATTGATTGCTTCAATAATATTTTTTATCAACGCAGGATTATTTCTTGGGTGATTTAAAATACTTGTTATAACTTCATCTTCGCTAAATTCTGATTTCATACGCTCTCCTTGTTTAAAAAAAATTACTACAACTTCATACTACAAAAAAAGTAATTACCTCACAAGTAGTAATTACCCTGATTCTTAAATTCTTTTACCGAAACAATTGTGCAAGGTTTTTCAGCATAACGCTTACGCACAATCAAATCGACAATCTGACTGTCATCCCGATAAACAGTTTTATTCATCGCATCCAAAACTGTTTTAGCCAAATTGTCCGCATCGGGTCTAAATGTGGGAACAGTTTCACCGCATAGGCAGCTTAATATTTTTGCCTTTGAAAATGATTTGGGGATTGGCATCCTAAACTCGATGAAAACTGTTAATGGCTCAATCAACAACATTGGATTGTCATTTGACCGCATGGCATTAGAAGCAAGCCATTCAATCATCCCTTCGGCATTTTTGGTTTTGGCTGGGGTATAGGTTCTTGCAAACCCGCCAGCACTTGTAAACCTAGGTCTACCCTTGGCAACTGGTATGCCGTCAATGATGAATCCAAAATTATTCATGCACTAGCTCTTTTTTCCCGTTTTTCAAGAATAAATTTCTTCATGTCGAAATAACTGTTAAAACGAGCCTTGGCTGGGTCACCGCCACATTCAGTCCTGTAGGCTTCCTCAATCTGCTTATCGCTTCCTAGGGGCATTTCCTTGGCTTTGGTAGGCTCTACAACAATGATTTCATCTTCCCATCCCCGATATTTAATCCATCTCTCAGGGTCTTTCCTAAATTGCTTGTCTGTAGCTACCGCATACTTTTTTGCTTGCTCTAGGACTGTTTTCAACAAATTCCCGTCAATTTTTGCTTTAGCCCATTCTTTTTGAGCATTTGGTTTGCCAACTTTTTTATCGTAAAGATTCCAAAAATCATCAAATCCAATAACACGCATATTCTTCTCTGTCTCTGTCTCTGTCTCTGTCTCTGTCTCTGTCTCTGTCTCTGTCTCTGGTACAGCAACACGCAAGCAGTCTGCTAGCATCGTGCTATCAACAATAAACAATCCCTTATCTATCAACGGCTTGAGTCCAGCAGAAATGTCTTTTTCATTCCAACGCAACCGAAAAGCTAGTTCTTCAACGCTACCATCAAAAGTGCCATCAATTGATTCGCTTGCTAGCAACCATAACATCGGTGCTAGCGCCTTGCTAGCAATAGGCAAACGAGAGAAATCTCGGTCATCCAATAATGATTTATGCAACTTAACCCAAGGTGGCTGACGATCTTTGTAGTGCTGAAATGACTTCCAGTTTTTAGGAATTAGCTTCATCGCTATCTCCTTCTACTGGATTGTTTTTATTCCACTCGGCTTGATCTATGAGTTCCTGAGCATTTTTGATAACTGATCGGAATTGACCAATAGTAAGCATTACTATTTGGGGTTCTGAATGTAATAAATCACCAGCCGATTTAAAGCAAATTAAACCAGTTTGACCAGCATAGATTTCTACCCCATCGTGTGATGGAAATTCAAGCATAATTTTCTTTCTCCAAAGTTTATAAAAGCATCCGCTTAGATTGCCCCCCAAAATCTTTTAGGGGGTTTTAAAATATTACTTCTTTTTCTCGTCTAGTGGAAACAAAAGTTCTTCAAAACTCAAAGCTCCATCGGAAAAAGAAACCATTTTTCTTGCTAAATCAACGCTGGGTCGTTTTCTTTTATTGCAGATATGTTTGAAGTATTCGTAGCTCGTTCCTACTTCTTTACACATTTCTTCGGCTTTGGTTTTGCCATTTGCTTGCCAGTATTCCATTAAATTCATTTTGTATGCTCCGAAAGGTAATTACCTGCATGATACTAAAAATTTACCATCGGTAAAGTCATTTATAAAGCTTTGGGAAGGTTTATAGGGTTTGTCATAGGTAGGCTTGACCTAGGGGCAGAAAGCCCCTAGAAAGCCCGTATATTGCCTAGAATTGGCAAAAAACCCTAATTGGGGCATCAATTTGGGGGCATTTTAAGCCCATTTTTAGCCCTTTTTTAATACCCTAGGGATAACATAGCCACCAGCCCCAAAAACAGCCTAAAAAGCCCCTAAATCATCCTTAAAATGGGGGGTTTTAAATTGGGGTTACTGGTAGCCATGCCCTAAGTAAATATTAGGGAAAACCCTAATCTAAGCCCATGATTATTCTTCCCCTTCAATCGGCTCATCAACATCGGATTGATCGTAACCTGTCAAAATCTCAGGGCGGTATCTAGCTAAAGTTTCATGTACGCACTTAGGGCAAACTTTTGCAAGTGGAATATTTTGTGCATCATATTCCCACCAAGTTTCGGGTTCGTTGTAATGTTGACATTTCATGATTTCACCGCCTTATTAAAAGAATGAATCCAAGCTAAAAGAATATCTTTCGCTTCCCTATGAGTTAATGAAAATTCTTCTTCGAGATAAGCACCAGCACCCCACATATTGATTTCACCCGAATCTCTTAAATCTTCAAGATACGCAAAATACTTTTCCATGATTTATTTCCTTTCAATTATTAAATTAAACGACCAGCTTTTGCAACTGATAACCACGCATTAAAACTTAATGCTTGGATTCCTTGTTTAGCGCACCAGTAAACATACGCTACATATTTTTGTTGTTTACTCATAATTGCACCTCTATCTCACGAATAACCGCCCAAGCATCTTCCATTGTTTCTTTATCTGATTTGTGTTGCTCGCCACTAGGCTCTTGATCTTGGACAAAATAATCTCCAAGAGTTAACGCATAACAGATTTTTTTGAATTGTTCATCGCTTATTTGATACATCATGATTATTTCCTTTCAATGATTAAATGGATAACGCAAACATACAACCAAACAAAATGCCAAAAAACAATACGCATAGCACTTCAATCCAAAATGGTGTAGGTGCTTTATCTAAAAATATATTACGCATGATTACAGACCTTCTTTCTTCATATATGCCAGCATTTCTTCGGGGGTATCAAAAGCAATTATTTTTGGATACTCAGTTAATAAGCGTTCACGCTCTGCTTCTGCTTCCATTGGATTAGCCCAATGAATACGACTA